TTAGTGACAACATGAGCATCTTGCTCAGTCTTAACTATTGATGAGTTATCATCACCGGTGATCATTCTTTTGATATGGTATCCTAGGATATTACTAGCCATATTATGGCCCATATCATTAATAATACAAAGAGTTGGAAAGGAAATTTTATAACACATATAACAACCTCTCTCAGTAGTTAATCCTTTAAATCTAATGATATCATTATACCACTTACGCCAATCTTTAGGATTAGAGCGCATATTTGTGTGGTCTGGAACTACTTCCCCTTTACCGTCAGATTTTCTTACGGTTTGAAGGGGTGCTCTCTTCGGGTCCCATAATAATGAGGGGAAATGTGAAGGAGCCATAAATGCGAGAGGTTCATCATAACGAGTAAAGTCGAAATTATCATCTCCAAGGAAGATTAGGTCATGTGGACCGAATAAAATATCGATAACTGAGTCGAGTTTATCGAGTAGTGCTTCTTCCTGGAATACTTTTCGGACAATGTGCTTCCAAATGGTACGGCACTGTGTCCAGTCCAAGTAGTCTGTGGCGGACAGGGCGTCTCCAGAGCGGAGTACCTCTCCTTTAGAGGGAATATATAAAGTTTTTGCCCCTGAGCCTGCTTCACCAAAGCCCATGATGGTATTTACATATGCCATCCCAATTTCTCCTACCCAGTGTGCTGCAATTGAAGCGGCCGCCATTGGGATCATAGGAATACGGTGCTTTGACCCGTTTTCGGGTAGATCTACAACTTGGAGGAGGGGATTTAATCCATACTCCTTCATAGAGAATAAGAATTCGACTGCAGAATCGATAATATCGATCTGTAACTCTCTAATATCACGGATGCCCTTAATTAATCCGGGCACATTGAGGGATCTTAAGCTCTTTATTTTGAGCGGATCATAACAGCGGGCTAGCCAAGCCTGCATGTAGTTTAATCCTCCCTTTTCACGGGGGACCTCAATGCATGCCGAGCCTCTGATAATAGGCCGGATTACTAGATAAGGAGGACTCTTTACCTCAGTAATTAACTCTGGTAGTTTATACTTCTTGAGATTACGAGGAGAGTCTGTAAATAGAATCTTACAGTGGGAAATTAATTGATTAATGGTATATGGTTTAGGTGGAGCTAATGCTCTTCTAGCCGAGTACCATAAGTATTCCACTGGAGAAAACTCCTTATCGAATAAATTATCG